TTTGAAAGTGACAAAGAAGTTTTTATTGTAACCGAAGACGAGCAAAAAATACCTGTTCCAATTGGAGAATATGAGTTAGAAGACGGACGTATTTTAGTTGTAGAAGTTGAAGGAATTATTTTAGAAATAAAAGAAGTTGCAACTGAAGAAGAAGTTGTTGAAGAAGAAGCTCCAGCAGTAGAAGTTGAAGTAGAAGCTGAAGCAACACCAACAGCAAAAAAGACAATTGAAAGCGTAGTTAAAGAAACGTTCTTTGCAGAAATAGAAAAATTAACACAAGAAAATATAGAGTTAAAAGCACAAATCGAATTACTATCGAAAGTTGAAGAAGTTGCAACTGAAGCAACCGAACTTACTGAAGTAAAACCAATTGCGTTTAACCCTGAAAACACGAATGAAGTTGAACATTTTCAATACGCAAGTAAAAGACCACGTTCAATAATGGATTCAATTATAGAAAAAATAAACAATTAGTATTAACAATTTAAAAACTTAACAAAATGCCATTTGGTTCAAATCCAGTAATTACTACAACTTACGCAGGTGAGTTTGCAGGTAAGTATTTAGCAGCCGCTTTATTAAGCGCACCAACATTAGAGCAAGGCGGAGTATCAATACTTCCAAACGTTGCTTACAAACAAGTTATGCAAAAAGTAGCTACAGGTAACATTGTAGCAAACGCAACTTGTGACTTTACAGCTTCAGGAACAGTAACACTAACTGAAAGAGTATTAACAACAGAAGAATTTCAAGTAAATTTGCAACTTTGCAAGTTAGACTTGGCTCAATCTTGGCAATCGGCAAGTATGGGTTATTCAGCGTTTAAGACGTTGCCGAAGACTTTTGCAGACTTCTTAATCGCACACGTAGCGGCTAAAGTAGCAGCTAAAATTGAAACTACAATTTGGAACGGAGCAAACGCAACAGCAGGAGAATTTGACGGTTTCAAAACTTTAATGTTAGCAGACGCAGACGTTATTGACGTATCTTCACCATTGACAACAACTTTAGATGCAACAACTGTAATTGGCGAAATAGGAAGAACAGTAGATTTAATTCCAGCTTCACTTTACGGCAACGAAGGTTTAAGATTGTATCTTTCACAAAAAATCGTTAAATTGTACGTTCGTGCTTTAGGTGGTTTTGGTGCTTCAGGTTTAGGAGCAAACGGAACAAACACACAAGGAACACAATGGTACACAAACGGAAGTTTATCATACGACGGTATTCCAATTTTTATGGCTAACGGACTTGGAGCAAACAATATGATTGCTACAACTGTAGACAACCTTTATTTTGGATGCGGACTTTTAAACGACAATTCACTTGTGAAAACTATTGATATGGCGGATATTGACGGAAGTAACAACGTTAGAGTTATTTTACGTTACAACGCAGGTATTCAATACGGAATAGGTTCGGACGTTGTTCTTTACGGAGTATAACATTAAATAAAAAGCGTAGGCAACTGCGCTTTATTTTATTCACAATTAAAAACAAAAAACGAGATGGCTTGTGATTTAACACACGGACGTTTAGAAGTTTGTAAAGAGTTTGTAGGCGGTATCAAAGCTGTTTATTTTATTCCCTACGGAGTTTTAGGCGCTATAACTTACGGAACTACAGATGCTTCCGATAGGATTACTACTATTGCAGGAACTTTAAGTTTGTACAAGTACGAATTAAAAGGCGCAAATAGTTTTGAGCAAACAATAACAAGTTCACGTGAAAACGGAACTACTTTTGCAGAACAAACTTTAACTTTTACAATTAAAGGTTTAGACGCAACAACTACAAAGCAAATGAAATTACTTGCTTGGGGACGACCACACGTAGTAATTAAGACAAACGCTAACAATTTCTTTTTAGCAGGTTTAGAACACGGAATGGATGTTACAACAGGACTTATTGCGAACGGTACTGCAATGGGTGACTTGAACGGTTATACTTTGACACTTGTAGGACAAGAAGCAATTCCTGCAAACCATTTACTTGTAACGGGTAATTTTGCAGATACTGATTTAGTAGGTGCATCAAAAGTATTTACAGGCGGAACAGTAGTTACTTCTTAATACTTAAAAAATTATTTTTAAAGCCGTTCGTAAGTTCGGCTTTTTTTTTGTCTTAAAAAAAGAACAAAAACACGAATATTTAATTATAACTATATGATAGTATTAACACCTTCAGGAAGTCCACAAACATTTAGTTTTATTCCACGTGACAATACGTTTAACGTTATGGAACTAACAGACGAACAAACAAACGTAACAACAGCGGTAGCGATTACGTCAAGCACGGTAGGGGACTATATAAACACGATTACAGCAACCTTTGGTTTAGTAGAAGGACATTTTTACAATTTAGTTTTAAGAATAGGCACAACAATAATATTTAAAGACCGAGTATTTTGCACGGCACAATCTTTAGTTACGTTTTCGGTTAACAATAACCAATATGTTTCTAATTCAACAACAAATGATTTTATAGTTTATGAATAATCTACACGTACTTAATTTGTCGGCTTATACGTCACCTGTAGTTTCGGAAACAAACCGAGAAAATTGGGTTGACTTTTTAACTGAAGACGGCGACCAATACTTTCAATTCTTAATTGAACGTTACAGCAATTCAACAACGAATAACGCTATTATAAACAACGTAGCGCGATTAATATACGGCAAAGGTTTAAGTGCATTAGACGCTAATAAAAAGCCGAATGAGTACGCTCAAATGATGTCTTTATTTCACAAAGAAGACGTACGTAAAATGGTTTTGGATAGAAAAATGTTCGGGCAATTTGCTATTCAAGTACACTATAATGACAAGCACGACAAAATATTAAAAGCATATCATATTCCTGTTAATTTATTACGAGCTGAAAAATGCGACAAAGACGGACAAATAACAGGTTATTACTACAGCGACAATTGGGACGATACTAAAAAGTTTGTACCGATTAGATTTAACGCTTTTGGGTATAGCAAAGAAAAAATAGAAATATTATTTTCAAAACCTTATTCGGTTGGAATGAAATATTACGCATATCCAGACTATCAAGGTGCTGTTCCTTATACACTTTTAGAAGAAGAAATTGCCGACTACTTAATAAACGAAGTTCAAAACGGATTTAGCGGTACAAAAGTTGTTAATTTTAATAACGGAGTTCCAACGGATGAACAACAACTAATTATTTCAAACAAGGTACTTGGAAAACTAACAGGAAGTCGCGGACAAAAAGTAATAGTAGCTTTTAACAACAACGCAGAAAGCAAAACAACCGTTGAAGACATACCGTTAAACGACGCACCAGAACACTACACTTATTTGAGCGAAGAATGTTTACGTAAGATTATGTTAGGACACAATATAACAAGTCCGTTATTGTTTGGTGTTGCTTCAACAAATGGCTTTTCAAGTAACGCAGAAGAACTTAAAAATTCATCTATACTTTTTGACAATATGGTTATAAGACCGTTCCAAGAAGAAATATTAGATGCGTTCGATAGTATTTTAGCGTTTAACGGAGTTGCTTTAAAGTTATTCTTTAAGACTTTACAACCTTTAGAATTTACGGACTTGGAAAACACGCAGAACGCAGAACAAGTTGCAGAAGAAACAGGCACCGAATTAAGCGCACACACTAACCCGTTAATTGATTTAGGCGAAGAACCACAAGACAATTGGATATTAATAGACGAAAAACAAGTTGACTACGACACAGACGACGAAGAAAACGAGTTATTAAGTAAAGAGCCAAAACAAAGTTTATTAAGTAAGGTTGTAAACTTGGTTTCTACAGGTGACGCAAGACCAAACATAACAAGTAAACAAGACAAAGTAATTGACGGAGTTAAGTTTGTTGTTCGATATAAATACGAAGGAGAAGTAACAGATAACCCACGTGAATTTTGTACACAAATGGTAAAAGCAAACAAGATTTACCGTAAAGAAGACATTTTAAATATGAGTACACAAATTGTTAATGCAGGTTGGGGGCCTAAAGGAACAGACTACTATTCAATTTGGTTGTATAAAGGCGGTGGAAATTGTCATCACCGTTGGAACAAACAAGTTTATGCAGTATTTGAAGGAACAGGTTTAAACATAACCGCAAACACAAAAAAATTAGCACAAGCAAAAGCCGCTAAATTTGGTTATGTAGTTACTAATCCAAGTTTAGTTGCAACACGTCCAATAGACATACCAAACACACACGGTTTTTTACCTTCTAACAAACGTTTTCAATAATGGCAGAAGCACTTTTAGTAACACGACAAGACATAGTTAAATTTACTTCGTTAAACGGAAACGTTGACACGGACAATTTTATACAATATATAAAGATTGCACAAGATACAGACTTGCAAAATTACACTGGTACGAAGCTCTTAAACAAGATAAAAGCGGACATAATAGCAAATACATTAAGTGGTAATTATTTAACGCTTACAACGACTTATTTAAAGCCAATGCTTATTCACTTGGCTATGAAGTATTATTTACCGTTTGCTTGTTACACGATTTCAAACAAAGGAGTTTACAAACACAATTCCGAAAATTCAACAAGCGTAGAAAAAAGCGAAATAGACTTTTTAATTGAAAAGGAAACACAAATAGCACAACACTACACACAACGTTTTATTGACTATATAAGTAATAATAATAATTTGTTTCCTGAATACTCAACGAATTCAAATAGCGATATGTTTCCAGATACTAATAATAATTATACAGGATGGTATATATGAAAACTTACAAACCAAAAGAAGTAAACATAGTTAAGTTGAAAACTTACTTAAAAAAATTAGAAAATGTCAAATAAAAACGGTTGGGGTGACGGAGCTTCAAACAATACAATAGGTTGGGGACAAGGCGCAAATAATTATATTGGTTGGGGTTCTTCGGAATTAGTAAGTTATGAAGGTTTAACAAATATAGTAGGCGCATTTACAACAAAATGGACTACAACCGCTCCAAGTGAGCAAATTGCTTTACCTTATATAGGAGCAGGAACTTATACAGGGACTATTGATTGGGGGGATGGTAATACAAGTGTCAATGATGGCACTATAACAACACACACTTACGCAACAGCAGGAACTTATACGGTTATAATTAGGGGCGTTTGCACAGGTTGGGACTTTAACGCAGTTAGTGGCTCAA